CGAGTTTGGTGAGTGGTTACAAAGCAAGGTAACGCCCAGCAAGTTCCGTAACATTGTGGAATACTTGGAAAGTCCTACTAGCAATACCCCTGCCTTGGCCGCTGCCTTTACAGCGTTCTTGTTGTTGCATGATCTAAAGATGGATATTCTAAAGCAAGCAGATCTAGAGCATCCAGGACAAGAAGGCTGGGTCATGGCCACACCTGCAGGCTATGCCAAGGCTGTGAATCGCTTTGATCCCAATGCATTTGCCGCTCAAAATAGACAGAGAAATAACCCTCAACCCACGTGATTTTTGCCAAAAGGCTAAATAAAAGCAGGTCCTCCGAGACCACAAACTTAAAGGAAATTTATCATGGCTTATATTACCCCCGTAAATGGTGATGCACAACCGGTATTTGCACTAGACGTACAAAACGGTCCCGTTTCTCCATCCGCTTCTACTGCCGCTACACCGGTTCAACCTGCTGGTCCTAAACTGGACTTCTTCCGCGCTGTTGCCAACACTACTGTTGTGTCACAACAAGGCGTGCAAGAGTATGTTGCTAACGTTATCAACGCTATCCAACAAACTGCCACAATCGCAATGTACCAAGTTGACGGTACTGTGTTGAGTTTTGCTACATACCCAACAGGCGCTTTCGGCAATGCCAGCACACAAGCTGCTGGTTTCTTGAGTGCTGCCAACATTACCTTCACAGGCTATCAGTTGGACAGTTGCACAAGCGTTGGCTTCAAGCTATCAACCTAATCACTCGCTGATTAAGCAACAAGCCCAGGTTAGAAATATCCTGGGTTTTTTGTTGGCCGTTAAATACTCGTATAATGCGAATATTGTGTAGAACTCTTTTTGACTGCTCGGCCACTGGTGTCACAGGACACTATAGACCCAGCCAAGTGCCTTTTCAGGATGGTGCAGGCAACACAATTGAAAATCAAAATGCCTGGATGTTTGCCAGGAATCAACAGCGCAACTGGGAAACACTCAACCAGTTGATCAGCCTGCGTACACAGGTTTTTGATGTAGAGCCAGTGGCCAGTGCGTCAGGCGAATGGCGTTTTGAATTCTCTGTAGAGCATGCAGAAGTCTACAACACTGACCTGTCAGGACTGATTGCAGAATGCGCAGGTGTACCCATGCTCACAGGTCTTACTGAAACACTCACAACTCAATACACACTGGTAACAACAGGCCCTGATCAAAACATTTGGTTTGAACCCATAAATAAATGATGGGAGCCTATAATGGACACAACTGATATTGAGAAAAAGAGTCTTGAAGCACATGTTGAATTGTGTGCTGAGCGATATAAGTTACTTGAACTTAAATTAGAGACTCTTGAATCTAATGTTGACAGTTTAAAAACCACCATTAATGAAGTGCATGATATGGTGCAAATAATGGCAGCCAAACGCAATGATCAATTGGTCACTTGGGGATCGGGTATCATTGGCATGCTGTTGGCCACTGTTGGATGGCTAGTCACAACGTATGTATTTAAATGAACAAACAAAACAAGCTAGAAGCCTTTGCCGCAAAAGAACTAATCAATTTAACTGATAAATTGATTGTGGATGATGGCCGCGGCGGCATTATTGCATTTGGAAAATACAACATTATTCCCGCAGATTACAAGTTCCGAGTTGAAATTAAAAATCAAGATACCATCTCTTTTGGTAGCAAAAAAAGTGCTATCAGTTGGTGCATTGCTGATCAGCACAACCAAAACAATCTAGCACGATACATACTCACACTAGATACCAAAAAACATAGCCTAGCGGCAGATATACACTGCCGTCAAGCCCTGGCCAATCGTAGCAATCGCGAAGATTTCTACGAATGTGTTTCCACCAAAATTCAAAGCAAGATAGACCGTCTGTCAGCCTTGGATGCCGAATTAGAGAAATGTTTAATTTCGGCTAAATATATGCAAATTAGAGGATTCTCAAATGAAACTGCAAGAACTGGCCGCCCCGTCGCCAACAAAACAAATCGCTAAAGTTTTCGAAAGTTACTTTGGTTCTAACATTGAATTTGACCGTTTAACATCGCGTCAAACTCAGCACCTGTTGCAACGTGTGCAAGGTTTGCTACGTGAGCATCGTTCAGGGTCTGCTAGATATCAAAGCCAACAAAATCCTGGTTACCTTAAACTGGTAATGATGGAACAGGCACTGACAACACGCATGGCCGAAGAAGCCATTCCTGTTGCTCCAGTTGCTGGTGCCGCACCAGGAGCCAAGCCTGCACAACCAAGCACTGTGCAAGTTAAGGATCCTAAACTTGCCGCTGCCTTGAAGAAGAGTACTGCTGGACAACAATTAAATCCTGAAGAACAAAAGCTAGTTGCTGGCGCTGCCATGATGCAGGCCGAAAGCCGACTACGTCGCGTGATGACTCGCTTGAATGAATCAGAAGTACAACAAGCTCAAGTGGTGTTGGCCGCACAAGACATGGTTGACAAAATGCAAGGCATGTTGGAAGACGTAACTGAATTACAGTTCAAAGAGTTGCCAGCCTTGGTTGACTCTATCAAGAACCAAGTGGGCATTGATCAAGCCACACGATTCAACACAGATGCCACAGCCGCTCTTGCTGGCCTGGTACAAAACTTACAAGGTGCCAAAGCTGCCTTGGATCAAGCCCTGGGCGTGGTAACAGGTCAAGCACCTGCTCCTGACGCTGGCATGGCAAGCCCAGCACCTGGTGCAGTTGATCCAGCTGCCGGTATGGCCGCTCCTGCTCCAGACATGGGCGGCGAAATGCCCCCTGAAATGCCTGCAGAACCAGAAGCAGCCGCAGGCGGCGCTGGACTGGGCCGAGCACGTAGATAATGCGATTCCGTGAATTCATACCGGAATCCACAACACCCAGCTCCGATGAACTGTTAGGGCTGGTCAATTTTCTTGCTGGCCGTGCCGACGACGAAGGTGCACAAAAACAAATTTCTCGTGATGCATTTATTAGCCTGGCACAAAGCCTAGGTATTAATGTCACACCAGACAACATTGAAGAAATTGTGGGACAACCTCCATTGAGTGGTGTACTAGAACCCATGACTCCTGATGCACAAGAAATCATATTCAAAGGTGCTGGCGATCCAGCTGAACCAGTTGCTATGCCTGTGAACAAAGCACAGGACATTGTGGCCAATGCTGCCAAATCGGCAATGAACAAATCCCGCGGCGTTTAATCAAAACTGTCAACATTTGGTTGACTTTAGGCGTTATATATAGTATAATAACTTAAAGGAGATCACTATGAAAAAGATCTTAATTTCACTAGCATTGTTAATGGTCACTGTGCCTGCACTAGCACAACATTGGCGACATGGCCACCACGGTCATTATGGCCATGCTAGATACTACGGCCATTATGGTCATAATAATTGGGTCGCCCCGCTGATCATTGGCGGAGTAGTAGGTGCTGTTATTGCCAATAGACCTGCACAAGCAGACACTATAATTGTGCAACAACAACCCATCTATGTGCCACAAGAATCTTGCACACCCTGGAAGGAAGTGCAAACACCCGACGGTAGAATCTACCGCGAAAGAACCTGTACACAATAATATGGCATATTCAAACAAAGTTGTAGATCACTATGAAAATCCCCGGAATGTCGGATCTTTTGACAAGACTGATACTGATATTGGTACTGGTATGGTTGGCGCACCTGCTTGCGGTGATGTAATGAAACTACAAATAAAGGTACAAGACGGAGTAATCACAGATGCACGATTTAAAACGTATGGCTGTGGCTCGGCGATTGCGTCAAGTTCGCTGGTTACTGAATGGGTCAAAGGACGCACACTTGACGAAGCGGCAGCGATTAAAAATAGCGAGATTGCTGATGAGCTTGCCCTCCCCCCTGTTAAGATTCACTGTTCAATACTTGCGGAAGATGCCATCAAAGCGGCAGTAGAAGATTACAGGAAACGTCATTGAATGATTAGCATTGATGACATACGAGAAATCAATATTGAATTGAGCTCACGATGCAATGCAAGATGCCCCTTGTGCATTAGAAATTTTCACGGATTCCCTCACAACACCGGCTATGAAGAAACCGATCTTTCACTAGCTCGACTTAAAGAAATTGTTCCTGAGTCTGTGGTATCGCAATTGGATCATTTGATGGTCAATGGCGATTATGGCGACATGTTAATGAATCCTGAAACGCCAGAAATTCTAGCTTGGTTTCGTGAACACGGAAATCTAAATTTCAAAATAGATGTGTTTACCAATGGTGGTGCTCGCGGACGTGAATTCTGGGAAGCACTTGGTTTGCTTGATTTAGACATAAATTTTTGTATCGACGGACTGGAAGACACCCATCACTTGTATAGGCAAAATACGTTATACGAAACAGTGATACGTAACGCTGGCTATTACATGGCTGCTGGAGGCCGTGCTCATTGGTGTATGACTGAGTTTGATCACAATCGGCATCAAATTGACGAAGCACGTGAGCGTAGTACAAAACTGGGGTTTCATAGATTCTTCACACGTTATACTGGAAGAGACACAGGTCCTGTGTATGATCAGCACGGAAAAAAAGTGTTTGTACTCAAACAAGAAACTGCCAATGGATATCAGTTGCCAGATCAGATCACAACTGAATGGGTAAATCAGCAAGATCGCAATCCTAAAGTTATACCGCATAAAAAAATCACCTGCGAAGCATTGACTGTGTGGCCTGTAAGTGTGTACATTGCCGCTGATGGCACACTAGACCCTTGTTGTTTGATTGGTAACTATACCAAACCTAATAACAACTGGGATCAAAATGATTTATCTCTGTTGCGAAGAGAAAATATAGATACATTAGAAAAAAACGTTGCTTGGTTTAATCGTGTGATAGACACCTTTGGAACTGATGGTCAATTGAATGTTTGTAACATATATTGCGGAAAAGACTAATGGTTAATATCAACGACATACGAGAGCTACAAATTGAAATCAGTTCTTTGTGTAACGCAAGGTGCCCCATGTGCATGCGTAACTATCATGGATTCCCCCACAATCTTGGTTACCAGGAAACCAATCTTACCTTGGAAAAAATCAAATCAATTGTGCCCGAGTCAGTGATTGCACAACTGAGAAATGTGTTAATAAATGGAAATTTTGGTGACCTGGTGATGAATCCTGAAACTCCTGAAATCCTAGCTTGGTTTCGAGATCTAGGATCCCCTGCCTTGACAATCTCTGCATTTACCAATGGCGGTGCTCAGGGACGTGATTTTTGGCAGGCCATGGCAGGCACAGGAGTCCGCATAGAGTTTTGTATTGACGGACTTGAAGACACACATCATTTGTACAGACAAAACACAGTGTATGAAACAGTGATCAAGAATGCTCAAACATTCATTGCCGCAGGTGGGCATGCAAATTGGTGCATGACTGAATTTGATCACAATCGGCATCAAATTGATCAAGCACGTGAACGTAGTAAAACCATGGGATTTAAAAAATTCAATTTGAGAAATCATGGGCGAGACTGGGGTCCGGTGTACAATCAAAACGGACAAAAATTATTTGAACTTAAAAAAGACACCAGCCACACGTATCCTGACCCAATCACTGAAGAATGGATCGTTAATCATGGACCTCGTAAACTGGCCCCGGCAGCCTACGAAGAAGTCAAGTGCAAAGCATTGCACAGTTGGTCACCAGTGAGTATGTATATTGCGTCCGACGGCAACATAGACCCCTGCTGTTTCATTGGCAATTTTAGCAAGCCGGGCACAACACATGTGGACGATATTCATATTCTCAAAGACGGAGCCACCGTAGACACATTGGAAAAAGGCGTAGAGTGGTTCAATCAGATAATTGACACATTTGATACGCCCAAACAACTAACTGCTTGCAACACATATTGCACTAAAAAATCATGGTATCAGTAACTGACATTGCAGCTCGCAAGATAAAACAAACACTCCAACGTCGCGGGCATGGAGTAGGAATTAGACTGGGTGTGCGCACCACAGGCTGTTCAGGCCTGGCCTATGTACTGGAATACGTGGACGCACCCAAAACTGAAGATCAATGCTTTAGCTGTAACGGCTGTGAAATTTATATAGATCCCAAGAGCGGTGCCTACTTGCAAGGTGTAGAAGTTGACTTTGTGCGTAACGGACTCAATGAAGGATTTGAATTCCGCAATCCCAACGAACGTGACCGTTGCGGGTGTGGAGAAAGTTTTAGAGTATGACCGACGCACTAAAAAAGTCTGTAGACCAACGACTGTTGTGGGCTGAACAAAATCCAGCACTGTGCATATATCCCTATGTGACCTTGGACACACGGTATTCAGAGCTGAGTTCAGAATCAGTGTACAAAACATGTTGTTGCAATCTTGACGACAGAACATTTGTTCCTAGTCCAGGAGCAGATCCATTTGCTGAA